TGCCGTAGTTCACTCCGGTGATCACCGCCACCGCCGCGGTACGGCGACGACGCCAGTTGATCCAGCGCTCCGCACGGATGGCCACGCTGCCTGTCTGGAACATGGAAACCAGCTCCACCGGGGACGGCGTGGTACTGTCGCCGGTCGGCTCAGACTGCATTTCCAGTGATGCTTCACGGGACATATCCACTGCCACGCCGCCGTCATCCGCCAGATAAATATCCGGGGCATTCACCAGCACCAGCTGGTCACCCACGTACTGGGAGACAATCACCGGCAGCCCCTGGAAGGAGCCACCCAGCAGGGTCATGTCCGGGTATTCCTTCTGACCCAGCGCATTTTTACGCATGGACAGTGCCAGGGCATTGGTGCTGGACATCAGCCAGACCGCACCGGTGGGCTGCAGGTTTGCTGCCACAAACTGTCCAAACGCAGCCTCGGCATCCGCATCCGGGTTACCGGTTGATGCCGTGCCCTTCACATCATGGGTGATGGACGCCGGGGAGACATCTGCCACTGCGGCTTTTTTCGGGTCCACAAAGTCTGTATCCAGACGCGCCACCACCGCTTCCGCCAGCGCATTACGGACCAGTGCATCAGCAGCCGGACTGGAAAAACGGATCAATTCTTCCGTCAGTAACGCAATGGCCGACACCTTCGCATGACTGAAGGTGATGGATTCAAAATCAAACTTCGTCAGGGGTTTTGCCTTACCTCACCCACCCAGCCGGCAGCACCGCCGGACACCTGGGCGTGCACACGGATATTGAATGGCACCTGACGAAGTGCAGGGATCCCGCCCTGACCAAATCGCCCGATAATGGTCTGCGGACGCAGGTAATCAATAAAGTCCTGTGCGTATTCCTGATATTCAGACAGGCTGCCTGCCCACTGCGGATCCGTGGTGGTCCCCGCGCCCACTGCCGATTTCAGGACATGATGCAGACGACTGTCATCCGGATACTGACGACGGGCCACTTCCAGGGCTTCAGATCGGACGCCTTTAGCCGCAGCCAGCGATTTGGCAAAGCGGGCGAAGCCAATCCCCTTATCCAGTTTCTGCTCCACACGGATCACCGGCGCAGAAGCCACCGCGGCCACATTCCCGTTACCGGCCTGTTTCACCGGCTGCGCCGTGGCGGCCTTACCGGCTTCCAGTTCACGCAGGCGCTTCAGGTGCGCATCCACCTGACGGATTTCCGCTGCGGTGTTGTCGTAATGCTCTTCCTCCTCCACATCCAGCGTGCGCCCTTCCTCTGCGGCTTTGGTCATGACCTCCTCAAGGGAGGCTGCCAGCGCTGCACGCTTGTTTTCAAAACTTTTAATCTGTTCGCCAATATTCATTATGGTCTTTTCCTTATGAAAAACGGTTGTTGACTGTGCCGCAGCGCCGGCAGAAGATGCGATTTTCACCACCGGTTTCCGGTTGCCGGACGCGGCAGAAAACGGGCGGTCGTAAGATTTAATGGTCCGGATGGTGCATTCCGCATTCGCGGGCACGGTGACGGCAGACACCTCCATCAGTTCCCAGCGCAGAAAATGCAGTCCGCCTCCGTCCAGAAAGGTGTATTCATGGGGACGGAAGCCCACGGACAGCCCCCTGACCAGCCCGGTCTTAATGGCCGCCCAGACCTCATCCAGCCGGGCAGCCAGTTGCGACGGCATATCCGGTACGGGCTTCACCAGTGTTGCCGTGATTTCCAGCCCTTCGCTGACCCGGCGCACCGTACACTGCCCCACCGGGCGGGAATGGTCATGCTGCCAGAGAAACGGGATCGCACTGCCAAACTCCGCGCCCTCCGGCTCCAGGATGTCACCATCCCGATCCGGAGAAGGCGTTGACGCAATCCCGGTGATCACCCGTTCATCCTCACTGAAGGATTTCACCGTCAGCAGGGAACAGGCCCGTTTAAGAGTCACATCAGCCTCCTGAAAATAAAAAAACCGCCACAGCGGTTCATGATGGTTACAGTGTGAACAGGGTTATATGAAAAAAACCGCATATTCTTTCTTTTTCGGTTCCGGGTTAAGGGACATCAGGGAGACCGCATTGAACAGCGCCATCAGCGGGTCAATTTTTCCCCGTCCACTGGCCTGTTTGGTGATAAGAATGGCGTTACCTTTAGGCTCCACCCGGGCATTGCCGACACACCAGGCCATCAGGGGCTGGTCACCATGCACCAGCACCCCTTCAGCCAGTTTGCGCTCGGTGGTTTTAATGGCCCCGCCCAGTTTCCAGCCCTGGCTTATCCCCACCACAACTCCGTCGGGGATCCCGGCTTCCGCCAGTGAATCCAGAATCTGCCCCACCCCTGACGGGTCAATACCGATATGGTCCAGTAACTCAGCCTCATGAATGCGACGCACATATTCCGCCACTTCCGCCGTGTCATCCCCGACACGCCGGACAATGGTCATATCTCCACAGGCAACAAGATCCTGAAACCGGGACGCCTCGCTCTTCCGTCGGACCACCGCGGTTTCATGCGCCCAGGCATGGCCCCAGCCCAGCCATTCGCGGGTTTCCCTGTCACGGCCAGTCACGTACATTCCCAGCAGATCATCCAGGCCCCCGCCGTCAATCCCCACCGTCACCACATCAGCGCGCTGCAGGATATCGTCCAGGCTGACGCGCCTGCCCTGCTGCTCCCAGAAATCCGCACCCGCCCAGCGGTCAGAACGCAGGGCAAGACCAATTTCCACATTGGCATGTTTTGACATGAAGCCACGAAATGCTTCCTCACCAGCCTCCCGGGCTTTACGGTACTCCCGGTACAGAAAAGCCTCATCCACCGAATAACCGAGATTCGGGTTAACCATGGCGAGGTTTTCCATCAGCAGGTGAGCCCCGCTTTCCACCATTTCAGGAGGATGCTCAAAAATCACCGGCAGAAAGTGCGGATCATGAATTTTGCCGTCACGGACATCCCGGGCGTACTGCAGTTTCTGTCTGAACACCCCGGCTGGCGGCTCATTCGACTGGGTGGTCGTATACACCACAAACCCTTCCGGGCGGGAGGCAAGGCCGCCTATGGCTTCACGTAACATGTCCTCCGCTTTGTACTGCTTGCCAAATAACCACAGTTCATCAATCAGCGTCCCCACGGACTTGATACCGGATACCGTATTCGGATCGGCAGCCACCACCTTCAGGGTGGTGTCCGTCACCCTGTGGGTGATGGTCCGGATATGTGTCTGCACCTGACAGAGGTCATCCAGATCATCGTCCCGTCGTACCATATCCCTGGCAGGGTTGAAGGCGTTAGCCGCCACCTCCACGGTCGGGGCCAGAATGGTGTAGCCCGCCGCCTGCCGCCAGTTCAGTAACAGCGCCGTCATCATGATCCCGGCAGCCAGCGTGGACTTGCTGTTTTTCTTGGGGATAAGGATAAAAACTTCCTTGATATGGCGTACACCGGTCTGCGCATCGTAGGAGCCAAACAGGGCCGCCACCAGGTCAAACACCCACTGTGCGCAGGACTCCCCGAACGTCGGGCTGCCCGGTGCATCCACAATCCGCAGTTGTTTAAAAATCGCCAGGGCATGTGCGGCCTGCTCCGGATAAATCGGAGCCGGAATAATCGACAGCCCCTTTTTCAGGCGCTCTGCCCAGTCCGGGCAGGCCGTGCTCCACACAGGTATCATCCGTTGCCCTCATTATCATTATTCACCACCAGGCGGGGTGGTGGTGGCACCGCAAAACGGTTAGCCGCTTTTTTCGCCGCGTCACCTTTTGCCGATTTTTTACCGGCATCCCCTTTTTTGTGGTGCGTGAACTGCGCCAGCTTATAAGCCGCATCCAGCGCCAGCCTGGGGTCGGTATTAATGTTCTCCACCAGAAGACGCCCCATCGCTTTCACCGGATCGGGAAGACCGTCCTCCATATACTCAATACCAGGAGATATCACCACGGGCGGTGGCATCTCCGGATTTGTTTCGTCCGGCTGTGGTATTGCAGCCGCCTCACGGCGACGGGGTTTATCCTCCGGCTCTGATTTTTTCTGCCGATAAACAGGAACCTCATCTACCTCCACCGTCTCGCACCGTTTACGGGCTATAAACGCAAGCACCTCCGGATCTTTTGCCAGCTGCGAGCCTTTAACCCTGGCTGTCTTCGCCGAATAACCGGCGGCAAGGGCTGACGCTGTTTTGTTTTTCCCGGACATGAGCGCCAGCGCAAATTTTCGTTTTTGCGTTGTCAGCACAGCCTCCTCCCGGGTCCAGAACGCACTCAGCCGGGTATGGTTCAGCCCATTTTTCCCGGCGTCTCATGCCGCAAATGTTAACTGCTGCCTGGTTAACATTTGCTGAAAAAGCCTGTTAACATTTTTTCCGCACAACAAACTGAATAATGAAGATAAAAACCGCAAAAATGCCCGGGCAGCCAGTTAACATGTTAACTGCCCTGAAACGGGAATTTTTTCTCTGCGTGAGAGGGGGCGCGGTGTCCAGGGCGATCGTTTTTTTCGCCGGATGATCCCCCCCGGGTCTGGTCACAGGCCAGTGATTCCGTCGGCCCTGAGCGTGCCATCAGGAAGCTCAGGCAACGTCGGATCAGGCATACCACTCGCCGCTTCACTCGCTGACTTCTGGCGATGGCATTCAGTACAGAGGGTCCAGAGGTTCGTCTCCTCATTACCACCACCGAACTGAAGTGCAATGCGGTGATCGAGTTCACTGTCACAAAGGTCAACCACGCGTCTACAGAGACAACAGTGTCCGGCATCCCTCCGCCAGATACGACGTTTGAGGGAAACCCGGGCACTGCCACTGACACGACGCTGTTCCCCCCTCAGGACATTTATCCGCCGGGTGTTCAGAGTTTTGATTCTGCCCGGTAACGTACGAAGCACAGCCATGTAAAATCCTCGCCATATAGCTTGTCACCAGAGGAAAGAAAATGTCATCGAAAAACCGGCCCCGCAGAACCACAATCCGCAATATCCGTTTCCCCAATCACATGATTGAACAGATCAATATCGCCCTTGAACATAAAGGTTCCGGTAACTTTTCAGCGTGGGTTATTGAAGCCTGCAGAAGAAGGCTGTCAACAGAGCGTTCGGGTATGAATTACATAATTAAGTAACATGGTGTTCACAGAACACACAGTTACCGGACACATCAGTTTTCCATTCGTCCCCCGGCAGTACAGGCTTCCCGTCTGACGGGATAGCCTGAAAAAACACAGAAAATTATTTGTTATAATTAATATAACTTACTCAAAAAAAAGCGACGAGAAAATCAGCATCAACGAGCAATAAGCGCCAATACGTGATAACAAATGGCAGCCATATTTATCTGCAGTATAAGCAATGGACAGGATAACCACACCAGAAACCGTCAGCATAAAATCCATTTGAACTTCCTCGGACAAAATCGACTCATCTAAAGATTTACAGCTCTTTTTATTATCAATATGTTAAAAGTAAAATAAACAGATGTTCAATAATACGAATACAAAAACGTGCTGAAAATCAATGAATCCATTTCTGTGTTATCAATTAATAGTGATAAACATCCGGCTTCTTCCACCATCGCACCGGACCAGCGACCATGAGGGGACAACGCCGCGCTCCGTTAACGCGGTAAACCCCGGTGTGTATCGTTTTTGATTATCCCCGCACACTCGCGCAGAGGATTCTCCCGGTCGGGCTGCGGTCTCTGTTAATGCAGGAATACGGCGACAATACCGCGCATGAATAATAAGGTCGCTCAACACACTGGCTGTAATGCAGCGGATACCATGCGGCATTTAGCGGCATTCATCGTACACTCAACGGTTAGCTCTTCATTCGTGGCATTCACCTGAAAGGTCCTGGAGTGTAATTGCGTACATTTACCACTGAACGAACCTTCAACAAGAACACGACCACGCTGCAAAATACGGAACGGAATTGTTCCCTGAAAAGGCTTTACGGTTACCAATAATTTCTTCATGCATTCTCCGAATAACAAAAATACTAGTTAATACACTGAGTGCGGATATATTCCTGAAGCATTCTCAATGCTGCCTGGTCGCTGATGATTCCGTCTCTGATACCGAGAACGTTTCGTCCAGCAACCGGAGAGAGTTCGACGGCGGCATCATTGCCCACGCCGGAGGTGCCGGTGGCTTCACGCACGGTACCGGGGCAGGTGGCGTTGATCCGCAGGCGCTTACGACCAGCGGCAACATCAGCACGCAGAGTTTCATTTTCAGCTCTCGCATCGGCTAATTCCCTCGAGTATTTTGCATCGAGCGCAGCAACATCACGCTGGCGCACCTGCATGTCAGTAATGGTGGCATTCGCCTGTTCCAGCTCTCTGGCTTTTTTATCGCGCTGCGCTTTGTAGGTGAGCGCGTTGTCACGGTAATGGTTTGTTGCCAGCCACAGCGCACCACAGCCAACCGCCATGACAATAATCACCACACACAGAACACGGTTCATCTCTCTTTCACCCCACCAGTCCCGATAACGTCAGGACTCGCCAGGCGGTGGAAAAGAAAATGGCAACCAGCATGACTAAAAATGAAATGCCGACAAGTACACAGAGGCTCTTCACCAGCGTTATGAGTTTATCTGATATCATTAGCCACCCCATCAATCCGCCTTTGTTATTTTCCCTTTGCCTGTATCAGCCAGGACAAAATCAATCAGCATATTCGCTTCATTTACCAGCGTACGGATTTTTGATACATGCGCGGCTTTAACCTGTTTCCACTCATTCAGCCCGGTAGCAAACACACTGGCAATGTTTTTATCCCGTTTCATGTCAGCACAAGCCTGGTTGAGTTCTTCAATCACGCTCATTTTACGGGGATTAACGACAAAACCCTTCGTCCAGTACTCGTAAAGAACATCGTCGCACTCTTCCTGATACCGGATGACCTTATCGCGGATTTCGGGTTTTACTTTGTTGGGATTAATGGTTTGTAGCCAGCCGGCAAGTTTTCGAAGTGGCATGGACACCATATTGCGTTGTTTCCCATCCTCAGCAACCATAACGATTTCCGTTATAGTTGACGCAAAACGCTGTCTTAACTTAGCCAACTGTGATTGCCAGGCCAGCCCCATCCCCGCAACGACAGGTTTCATGGGAACGTATGGTTCGCCATTATGGTTAACTACATAAAGAGAGTTGCCGTGAAACGGCACGGCCATCATATTCATCGGTTATTTCCTTTTAGTGATGAACCTTGTCTCACAGGAATCCAGCCCACAGAAAGGCACCGACAGCCAAACCGGTATCCTCAAGGGTCATCCTGAAAGGTTCTGTGTTGTGAGATGCGCGTGAGATGCGCAGAAATGACAAAGGCATCATTACGGTGCCTGAGTGTTAAACAACTGTTTTGACTTTATTCACTTACATTTTGCCAATTTGCAGGATTTCGTGTTATCCGTCCATGTAAGCAAACCTCATTTTTCAGCAAAATATTCTGCTTATCTGTCGATTCCCCAGCACGCCAGCGCGCTCTCCTGGTCACGACGGGATACCTGACCGTAACAGTTATTTGAGCGAATACGGCAGTCCCTGCCACCGTCCTTAATCCACCAGCGAATAGCTTCGCAGGCACCTTTTCGATCTCCTGCATTAATCCGTCTGTAAAACGTCGACGGGAAACACTTACCGGGGCCAATGTTGTACGGACAGAATGACGCAATCCCCGCTTTCTGGGGTTCGGTCAGTGGCACTCTGATGTTTTTCTCCACCCATGCCAGCGCCTTATCACGCTCAATGGCGTTAACCCGGTCGCATTTTTCCTTCGACAGCTTCATGCCAGGAATAACAGGCTTACCATCCACCCGGGTGGCTCCACGGCAGATGGTCCAGATACCCGCACCATCACGGTATGCTGTGGTGTGGTTACCTTCCTTTTCATCCAGAAACTGGTCGAGGATTTCAGGCGCAGACGCCCCTGCACCAATCAGCGCCAGAACGGCAGCCGACAGGCCGTATCTGATTTTTGCGTTCATGGATATTTATCAGGGTTTATCGATTTCAAATCCCTGGATATGTTAAGTCTTCAGGCCAGCGGTGGAGTCTTCAGAGAACCCGTAATTATTCCCGGTAGTTTTCCTCTGTAGGTTATCAACACATCCTGCGCCTCTAAAATTACGGGACGCTTTTCCGGTAACGGACCATCCCCTTCACATAACCCGGCAGCAACATCCATGAAAAACTGCTTCGCCTGCTTTTTCGCCTCAGCTTCGTAAAACTCCAGCGTGGCACCTTCAGTACGGTCAAGACTAATCGCCACATCTGGCAACAACAGTGACGGATACCCACCAATTTCCAGTGCCACAGTAACAGTAATCTTATCCGGGTAATTATTTATCCCTTTAACAACCAGTTCGTATTTTTTCTTCATCGCTTTACTCTCCCCGCGCCGCCTTACGACGGTCCTCTCTGATTTTGAAATACAGGTTAGTCAGATACGTCAGCAGGCCAAACAGCAGACTCCCCAGCACACCTATCGCCACCCACTGGGACGGAGAGACTTTGTCCAGCAGCTGCAGTAACCAGTATCCCGTCCCCACCGCTGACGTGGTGTATGACACACCCGTTGTGATTTTTTCCATCTGGTACATACCCCGTCTCCCGCAATCCGGAAGCTCACAACAACAGGAGGGGCATCAGCTCACACCGACAGCCCCTGCGTATGGTTACATCATCATTTCGCCGCCAGGCTGAGGCTCACTGCTACCGTCAGGCTGAGACACAACGCCATCTGAAACAGCACTGTCACCCGCGCCGTCTTCAGGCTCAGGAGCAGCCGGTCCCCCCAGCAGCTCATCCAGAATGGCATCCACTTCAGCATCAAGACGCGCCTCAAGATTCTGGCGGAGTTGCTGTTTCAGTGCGCTTCTGACTTCTTCAGAGCGCAGGACGTCCTTCACTGCTTCAGCAGTGACCAGAGATTTTATTTCTGACATGGGATTTTCTCGTTGAAAGGTGTTGTTAAGAAAGTTGCTACGAAATGAGAGGCTCTTCGGGTTTTGTTCCGGCTGACTGGCTGGCGCTGATTTTTTCCGCCGCCGCGGCATCAATCTTTTTGCGTATATAGTTCCGGATAACCTTATACCCGCCACTTACCAGATATAACGTGCACACCACCGTGCAGAAATACAATAAAATAAGCTGTACAAATCTCATTATCCCTCCCGGTTATTGATATGGTGTTGACATCGTTAATACCTGTTGGTTAAAAAAGTGTCCTGCATGTTTTGCTTTGGATATAACGACATTTGCCGCCGGTTCTGGCTCCTTGTTTTCCCTGCCCCGGCGGCCTTTTTTTCCTGCTTACGGGTTATTCACTTCCACTGTTATACTTTCAATCAGCACCGGATATGTCGCACCGCTAGTGATATCGGTCACGCGCAATTTGTCTGCCGTAAACGTGCCGACCGGTGACTGTGACAGCATGAACGGCGTCCCGTCCTTACCATCAATGACCGGCGTCACCTCAATACTGTTGTTACCGGCAAAACGGAAGCCCAGCGTATGCCATTCGTTATCAAATGCGCCGAATGACCCCAGCTTCGTGTTCTGACCAGCATTTCCCTTGTGGTACATCACATTAAGGTCTGTGGCATCGCTCTGTACGTAAAACGACGCCAGCAGGTTATGACCGGCATTACCTTCCAGTGTGACGCCCTGAGGCAGTGAAGAAACCGGCCAGTACAGCGCCAGTGCGTACTGATTAGCTGTCAGTGTGCCATCAACTTTAAAACGACAACTGATAAGCCCGCCCTTCTCCAGCAGGTCTGCGCCATTACCGGCATCATGCTGCATAAACCACGAGGAACTTCCTGTCTGTTTGGTCCACCTCAGCGCCTTACCTCCTGCAGCACCTGCATCATCAACTACCAATGCACGCCCTCCTTCAGCTCCCCATCCCTGCGGATTCAGTAAACCACCTGACTCTGTTGCACGGTAATAAAGCAGCGTTGTCACTGATTTCCCGTCCGTTGACGGTGTTGATGGTGTGTCCGGTGACGGCTTCTCATCCGGCGGCATCACAACCTGTTCCCCACCCACCAGTTCAGCCGTCCGTCCTGCATGGAGAAGAATCGCTGAGGCAAGACGGTCAGAAATAATCCCCCTGCGTGCCCATGAGCTGAAATGGCTCGCACGGTCTGCTGACGTCCAGTTTGCCGACGTCCGGGAGGCCGCACCGTAATATCCTGATGCCGGAATATCCGGGTCTTCTTCCGGTTTGTTCGTCGGGACATTTGCTCCGTTCTCATCGGTCATGAACGGCACAAAGTGAATATTCTTTTCCGTTTTGTTTTTGTAACTGCCGTACACCGTCTGGTAAGTGGATTCGCTCTTCTGCTTCCAGAAATAAGTTGTGTCTCCACATATCCAGGGAACACCGTCAGCAGAACCACCAGCGCACTGTCCCACCATATCTGCAAGGTCCGTACGATATTGTTCCACTACTTCTGTAAAACGGGCTGTGTGATTTGCTGGCGTTCCGTCAAAGTCAAATTCCCCCTGCATCCACACCACGGCAAGCAGCACATTTTTCGGGTTCTTTGCCAGCGCGGCTTTTGTACGACCGATGAGATCCTTATACAGCGGCCTGCCCACACCCCAGCGGGTAGAACTCTCTGAGGCACCGGTCACGTCACTGTATGTTCCATCTGCCCCGGTGGTGAAAGCTGAACCACCACGGCAGCACGGAACCAGAAGAATACCCGCATTCGCCGGTATAAACGGCAGCAGCTTTTTGGCAATATGCAGCCCCTGCCCCACGGTTCCGTACTGACCTTTCGACAGGTCAGCTTTCGGATGGTTAAGACGGCTCATGTCCTGTACATCATGCAGACAGTGGTCTGCCGGAATAATGTCGTTATATTTACAGGGAGCGCCATCCGGCGTCACTGTGCTGCGACGAGCCAGTTGCTTTATACGCGGGTCAGGACGGTCATATGTCTGCGGCAGAGGAAGCCCCTCACCGTAAGCCATGCCGTTCGACTGCCCGGCCAGTGGAATAACGTAGTAATAATCTGGCTCCGTGGTGACCACTCCCGGATAGCCACCATCCCCCGTGCCGGGCACAACCACTGGCGTGGTCACATCCCCCTCCGCGGCAATCGCCTGCATCAGGGTATAAGGGGTTATGGCCACAGGACTACCAAACGGCTGCCAGCCCTCTTTCAGTTTGTGTGTCAGCTTTTCCGCAAGATCTGACGGCGACGCCGCCCTGACAACATCATAATGTTTAATCGACATCGAATTTCTCCCGTGTACAGGAACAGAGTTAAAAAGCCGGAACCGGAATCAAATCACAGGATGACCATCTGCCAGTGGCTGGTCGTAAAAAAAAGGCCGCGCCATGCGCAGCCGGAAATAAAGGGATAACGATGATAGTTTGAGAAAAACAGAAATAACACTTTTGTGGCAAAGCATGGTGCCGGGTGCCTCCCGGTGAATTCAGTACCAGCACCTGAATCCGCGATTATCCCATATACCTGGTTGCTGATTGCCCCTCCGCACAGGGGGATTCGCCATGCAGTAGTATTTTTAATAAACAGTAAACAAAAAAATCAAGCATTATGCAGGCTGTTTCTTTTTATCACCGGCCACAGCAATACCACAATGCCGCAGACCAGCCCCCCATCCGCCAGCACCGACATGATTCTGCTGGTGAAATCCACCATCACCACCAGAAACAGCAGGAGTGCAGCCACAGCCAGACGCAGTTTTACCGTCACAGGTAATTCTCCAGACGAAGACCCAGAACACCGGCAATCTCTTCCAGCACCTTGCGCTCTTCCGGCTCAATTTCGCCGTCTGCCTCCGCAATGGCCACCGCCACATCCAGCACATCTTCCGCTTCACGCGTATCGTGTTTCACATCCTCGATCTCACGTAACGCCGCACGACGACCAGTTTTAAAGTTCGTATCCAGCTGACCGATAATGGTTGCGCTAATCGCATTAATTTCTGACGTAAACGCGGACAGCGCTGGCTGATTACGCAGTACCTGTTCGATCTTCGCTTTCTAGGAAGCCTCACATTCACCATCTGCACAGGCCACCAGGTATGCGGCGTTAATCACCGCCTGTGCCAGATCGCGTTTCTCAAACTTTCCTTTTTCCGGTTAACGTGACACACCAATAACTCTTGTCGAAAAAGCCAGCAAGCAGAAAGACCGGTATTCACAACCACCAGCGCGTTTACTGTACTGGCGTGATTTCAGTCATAAAAAAACCCGCCTGGCGACGGGTGTAAAAAATCTTCTAACGTCAGGCATAAAACGCCCATCGTTAGGGCAAATTTACCACAGATTCGGGAAAAATCAACAAAGCTATCTGGTCACCTTTTTCAGTTGTTGTTCTGCCCATGCTTCTTCAATATCAAACTGCACCACCAGCGTATCGTAAAAACGTTTAACTGTTTTTTTCCATGTATCAAGAGATATGGCATCGGTTACATTACATATGGCATTAAATGCCTCCGTTGAAGGTAATCTTTCATAGCCACGACCACCACAACGCTGGCAGTCTCTGATAACAGGCATACCACGTTTTACCGACTCTTCACGATGAATGGCAACACCGCGCCCACGAAAATCTTTACAGGCGGTGGAAACCTCCCCCTTCCCTCCACACTCCGGACAGGCAACTTTTACCACCTCCCTGACTTTTTTCCATTCCTCCCAGTAAGACGGATACACGCCTTTTGTGCACTTTGCCCACACTGGCGGCTTACCATCCGGATACTGGATCTTGTTTGTAAAAACCTCGCTTTCAATAAATTTTTTTCCGTGACAACAGGGGCACTGTTTTTTGCTCGCCGCGCTACGGGCATAATCTTCAAACGCATACGAAGCCATAATACGCATCACTGCCGGTTTTATTTCTGCCGGGAGTTTTCTTAACGCCGCCACGCGATCACACCGACTGAGTGCATATTCTGTCAGCAATTCTGTTGCCCGCTCTCTGTCATTCATACTAATGCCCATTTTCCCAAGGAACGCAGAAAACCCCATCTCAGCCCAATTCTGTGTCATGCCCTGCGCGGCCATCACATCAGTGATACTCAGCGTATCTTTCGACGTTGAGGCCGATGCATCAGTCAGGCCGGGGGATTTTGGGGAGTAGTATTTCGGTAAATCTTCCAGTTTCATTTTTTGACCTGCCCTTCAAGCATTATGGGGTAAATCTTCACCCCCAGACGTCCACCAGATACTGGCTGAGCACGAACGATATTGATTTCATCAAACTGCTCATCGTCCATTAGCAACCCCGCATGCGTCAGCGCATCCAGCGGCGCTTTCAGAATATTGTCCAGGTCACGGCGGCGCTTATCCGGTGGCTCGGCAATAATCTTTATCGCCAGCCTTCCGGACAGGCTTAATTTCAGCCGCTGCTGGCGAACAATAAGCGCCACAGCCCGGCGATAACGCTCACCGGCTTTTGATACAAAATATGTGCTGCCACGACGTCGCCAGTAGGTGTTCACCGTCGGCGGGTAAAGCAAAACAAACTCTATACGCATCAGTAACCTCTTTTACCCGAGCACGCCGGTTGCAAAGGCGTGATCAAGAAAACGAAAAATTAAATCAACCTGGGAACCATGCTTTTCTTCGAACGCCAGCGGATCCGCATGAAGCTCGTTGTGATGCTCCCGACACAGCGGTAGCGTGAAAATATCGTGGGATTTTGTTCCCATTCCGCCCTGACCATGACCAATCAGATGATGAGGATCGTCCGCTGGCTTACCACAACACGCACACGGCTGTGTCTTTACCCAGCGTGTGTATTTCTCATTTACCCAGCGGCGACGTTTAGGTCGTTTCCTGAAGGATTCCGGAGACTCCGGATCAACGGCAATGCTGACCACCGTCTTTTCCTGTGGTGGGTTCTGTTGCTGGTGGGTGTGAGACGGTAGCGCAATATTTTTTGTGCGCTGCTTCAGTATGCTGGTGGCGGTCTGTTCTCCCGGTATGATGTCGCTTTCACGGTATACGGAGCGGATTTTTTCCGCACGCAACCCCAGCGAACGACGTAATACCGCTTCCGGTAGCGCGTCCGCCACCTGATTGCGGACCGCCCACCAGGATAATTCAGCCAGAGATAATTCACGCTCCTGTGCGCCATTCATTGCGTGACGGATGATGTCAATCATCCAGGCGGCCAGATTCTGTTGAGCAAGTTGATCCAGTGAATCAGATGTCTGCTCCCGCAGCTGGTTGTCGCAGTGCCAGCACAACACCATCGCGCCGGTACCGTAACGGTGAATGACGGTTTCGCTATGATGATAATCACCGTGTAGCCACTGGCAGGATTTCACGTGACGTAATAACCAGTCAGACAGTGCACCAGCGCCACCCGCAGCACGGATCACCCGCTCATCGCTGAAAAATGGCAGTAGTGATTTATCTTCCGCCAGCGGCTGGTGAACGGCAGGTACAACCCCGGACGGCAGAGCTCGCATGCTTTTTGGTTCCGGCTCCACCAGTATTCTGCCGTTATGGAATGCTGACATTGATTCACGGCCTGGCTTAACGATAACCAGACCGAGTTCCGGTACCAGAACAGGTCGAAGTAATACCCGCACATTACCTCCAGATCCGTTGCTGGAATGTGCGGGACGGACGCGGTGGCCGTTCGGAGTAAGGGAGCCTGACGGAGATTATCCAGTGACGGTAGTCGAGGCTAAGGGCTTTTTTAACCTCGCATCCGCGCCTGCGGTAACACTGAATGAGCCATTCGGCCTGTTCTTCAGTGCATGGGGGATGCTGGTACCAGTCAGATTTGAATGCGTGAAAACACCGTCCGCGCCTGCTGGCAAAGACGGCAGAATCATCAGAATTGTATAATTTGGTATCGTGCGCCATCGGTTGTCTCTGCTGGCGCAGCAGGTGCCAGTTGTTCAGGCTGGCGTGCGAATTGTAAACCAGAATGCCAGGAAAAAACAAAACCCGCCGAAGCGGGTTAAGTGCGGGTGCGTTGAGGATGCCTGATTCATCAGAGGTGGCGAGGGATTTCTCCCCCGCCAGGTCTCTTACTCCTCAGGTTCGTAAGCTGTGAAGACAGCGACCTCCGTCTGGCCGGTTCGGATTCGTACCTCGCAGAGGTCTTTCCTCGTTACCAGTGCCGTCACTATGACGGTGATACAGATGACGATCAGGGCGATTAACATCGCCTTTTGCTGCTTCATAGCCTGCTTCTCCTTGCCTTTCGGCGCGTAAGAGGCTAACCTACATGTGTCTAGCATGAAATTGGCCTCAGATTAATGTTAGGCGTCTTGCAGGACGCGTAATGTTAACTGGGGCTTTTCTCTGTCTACCTTACGGTGGCATGCCCGAGGCAGACAGCCTCAAGCACCCGCAGCAATTCTACTTAACTCTCGCTTTACCGCAAACCGTTTTTACCCGATATGGGAATTCCCATATCGTAATGAATTCAGTTCCCTAGTCGATCCATCAAAAACACAACCAGGCAGTAAACGCCCACAACAGCAATAACAGCCAGCGCACCTTCCATTGCCAGTGAAATATCATCCGACATATTCCCTCCTTTGGTGTGAATCCCGGCGAACGTTTTTACCCCCACCGACAAATAACATATACTAAAAAATCAATAGCTATAGCAACGCCTGTAATTGCAAAGGCTTCAGGCCAGATCATTGGCGCACCTCCTGCGGCGGTTCTGGTAGCGGCATCCAGTCGGTTACATTGCGGCTCTGTGTTTCGAAAAATTCATCACCATTACGGACTACATCAAAAAACTCACCGTCTCGATATTGCGCATAAAGAACGAATGCGCCATCACATAAAATAATTACGTGCTGACCATCATCCGGCATTCGCTCACTACAGCTTATCCAACCATCCGGAGTTACCGGATAGTTGGTTGACGTTTCCGAGATTTCCCGAAAATTATTGGTTGACGAACCCTTATTTTCCCGAAAGTTTCCAGCCTGAAGCATGGCGGCGCGGTGACACCAGATAATCCAGCCAAGCGCCATATCCCATACCATGTAATCTCTATCGCCATTTTTTGCTCTGCGGCGATCTACAGATTCTCCGAAACGCTTCTCCATAAATAATTCATAGGCTGCTCGTTCATCCGATACTGCTGCCAGTGATGCCAGCGCAATCCGTGCCAGCTCTTCCGCTTCTTCTGCTGGAAGCACAACGTTGCTACCCGGTCCGTATGTTTCGCGCCAATGCTGGATTGTCAGCAGTCGATCTTTGGTAATAGTGGTCATAGCTATTTCACCTTAATCTCAACATTTCGCAGCTTTAGCTCTACTGGCATGTCTGACTTTCCTGTTAATGCTAATGCGAGATTTTCTGGAGTAATGAGAGCAGTTATTGTTTTCCCCATCGCCAGACGAATAATCATTCGTATTTCGCGATCGTCACATGCTCCTGGTCGAACAATTGATATTTGTCCGTTCATCTCACTCTCCTTTGATGCGAATGCCAGCGACGCGTAATGCGTGTTCTAGGTCAATCAGGTAAAGCCAACTGCCATTTTCTTTAGGTATCATGACATGTCGCTCATCTGCATTTATCGGGTGTCCATATCGAAGGTCGTAGCGAGTCGGTAATTGAACTTCCCGCGCTTCCAGTTCAGCAATACGCTTGCTCCCATCAGAGATAACGCCTTCGTAATACTCACGCTGCTCGTTGAGTTGTGATTTTGCTTCTTCCAGTCCATCCAGCAAATCAGCGATAATATCCGCTTCCCGATGACGGATGTGACGCTTAAACGCAGCAAGAGCCGCATCACAATCCCGTTCAGCATTTGGGCTGTCCGGGGTAGCCTGATACCACGCCAGCGTCGATTGATAGTTTTGTGCTGCCTCACGCAGTGCCTGATAGTCAATCTTGCCCACTGGCTGCCTCCTTTGCCGGGATTTCTAACTTTTGAGTGGTTGTATCAAATTCAAACAACTTAACCACGTCATCAAACAGGACATAATCACCATCAGGATCTTCAGTCATATCAGCGCCACAATCCTGACCGCACGAGTCGCAACCTCCCATATCAAGCTCGTATCGCTTCAGGTTCGCGATATTTGATAAATTCAGCGCCAGTATAGCCAGATCATTAACCTCGTCTGCGATATACCCTGCACCATGTCCATACATTTCAATGCGGGATATGATTTCTTCTACACGTTGTTTTGTGATCGTCATTTTTCTCTTCACTCCGATATACAAGGATTACTACACCCCCTCTGCTGATTGCGCGAGCTGGATCCCCTGGTTCCATGCCGTCAATTCCGAAGGCTTCGAAAAATGCATCCATTGCCTTCTGGCGTTGCTCCTGCTTACGGCGTTTATTCCATTTTTTCATGAACAACAGTGACAGCCATCGTCCGCTGCAGAACATAATGTAGAAATAACCAAGAAGTGCCAGGCCGGCGTTCAGGGCCATATCAATCGTTATCGCCGGGTCAATATTCACTGCCCACCTCCTGAAAAATCACCGCATGGCCCGGTTTCTCCTCCAGTGCCAGCTCAGCCCCTGCACCTGCCGACTGCTGCCAGCCTTTCAGCATGTAAACCGCATCCACGCAACGGAGCATTGCCATGCAAATATCCATGTAGTGTGGCTGAGTCAGCCCGTCCGGAAGTACTGCCGGGTTTAAAACGGTATGCCCTTCCCGTTTCAGCACCTCTTCCGTTTTGTGAAATGCCTCGCGGTTAAAATTTTCATATCCCGTCATCGGACCGGCGATATAAACCCTCACCCTCACTCCTGAACCCTCCTGTCGAAATAAACGTAGTTATTCACTGCGCCCAACTTCATCCCAAACTTTTCGGCAATTTCCCGTCGGGGTACACCACGCTGATGCAGTTGCCACGCCAGCTCAATATCACGCTGTGAACATTTGGCTGACTGGTGATAATCACCCCGTAACATCATGCTGATACCCAGTTCCCGCGCTTTCGTCCTGACGGCTGACTCACTACGGCCAATCAGATAACCGATGCTTTCGACTCTCATCGTTCCCGCACACTGCCGGAGTATCAGGATTTCAGCCCAGCGCCACTTCTTCCAGCCACTCACCGCTGCTGCTCTCTGGTGGCGGTAATATCCCGGAGAATATCCCTGTGTTTGTTCAGTTCCCGTAGCGCAGCACAGACTCGCTCCCACTTCTGAACATTACTTTTCGCCCGGCGCAGCTCGCGGTTAGCCACATGCAGCGATGGTAGAATCAGGTCATCTGCTTTCGCTTCAGTGAACGATTGCTGCAACTTCACAATGTCCTCCACCGCTTCTGTTTTAATTTCTTCCTGTGCAGCCGTTTCCTGGACTGGTAACGCAACACCAGCTGGCTGAGGAAGGGCTTTACCCTCCGTTTCAGCTACGGATGCTGCTTTCGGCTCTGCCGGTAAATCAACGCCCGGTATGCAGTAACGAAATTTACCATCCTGATTCACGCGAATCAGACACCCTTTGCTGATTGCCATTGCCAGCGATGAATTCGCCCGGCGGGAGGTAATTCCGAACATCAATGCCAGTTCATCCGCCGTTTGTGGGCCATGTTGTTCAATCGCCTCTGTCAGCATTTGCGCCGTCACTTTCGGTACCGGTGACACCGGTTCACTTTCACCAGCCTGAGTCAGCCACCATATCGCCCCCTTGTTATCCGCTTCTCCACGGCGTTTCAGTTTCCACAGTTCGTTGACAGCCTCTTCACGACTAATTCCAAGGCGAGCTGCCACCACATGTGAAGAGGCTCTTTTCAGTGCTTTCAGTGCGTCAGATACGGTTTCCATTAAAATTTCCTCCGACAAAATCGTTTCTCAGATTCAAACAAAACCAGCCGCCTTCCGGCGCTCGTATTCCTGTTTCAGTAATTCAATTGGCGTTGGCCCTTGCGGGCACTTCGGCGATGCGAGTTGTCTCCGGATCGGGGGAATACTCATCCCGTTACCAACTTGCTTTGCCCATTTCGTCAGTTGCCGTTCTGCAAGTCGTTTTAACTCACCTTCCGTCATCTGCCGCTCAATCCCTCTGTCACGCATCTCGAGGCAAATGTGGTACAGCACCGGCTGTGGCCACGGGTATTTATCACTCCCGTCGTACCGCCAGGATTCATTCCTCCAGCGACGGTACTCCTCCATCACGGCATCCACCGTCAGGCCAAATGGATTTGCCCCGCTCTCCGAAATCAACGCCACAAACTCAGCCAGGTCCGGAGGCCACGTTTCACCCGCCCGGCAGCGGTCCATGCACTGACGGCAGACCTGCCGGATTTGCTGTTCAGTCATCGCGCCAATCTGAGCAATCCAGAGCTTCGACGGCGCAGCCCCGTTCTTCTGGGTCCAGCGGTTCGAATACACCTCCCCCATAAGTTCCCACAGCTTCCAGGCCGTTTCCGTTGCTGATAAATCCGTTTTCACGTTCCCACTGTTCACGTGCTGCCCGAATTTCCTGAACTGCCCGTGATGCGGTGCCACCTGGTGCTGCATGGCTTACCCCCTTGCTGACTGGTTTTACCTGTGCCCTGACGTGCTGCACGTGACGGGCAAATTTCTGCTCCCACTGAACCTGCGTGAAAACCTTCCCCTCCGCCATCCAGTAATCCCGGAATGCGGCAAGCTCAGCAGGTGTAAACTCAGGCTCAGGCAGAGCCATACCCCACAATGCAGCCCGCTGTCGAAAATCCAGCGACGGCCGCCAGACACCAGTCATCGGAAATTTCCCGATCGGTTCGCTCAGGCCATCCGGGTATTCAGGTTCTGCTGTCTGCAACGGCGCGCCATTCGACTCACTGGCTGGAGCACTCTCGCGCATGCGCGCGTTATGTGTGGGGTTTAATTCTTTATCTGTATCTGTATCTGTCGTGACTTGTCGTGACATATGCGTGACGCGTCGTGACTCATCGTGACAATCAGTGTTCTGCTCCCGCAGTCTTTCCCGCTCCCGCTGCGCTCTCTTGCGCTCTGCCGGGGATTTTGCGGTTTGCGAAACATTACCGTTATCCTCCTTCATCACCTGGCGTTTTTCCCATCCGGAAATAAGATCGCCATCCAGAACTCGCCCCTGCATTGCATGCAAAATTGAATCAATCACGTCTTCCGTCACATCAAGCGCACTTGCTAAATCTTCCGTCGTGACATCAATGTGACCACGTAGTGACTCGCCGTGACATTTCGTGACATTTCGTGACGCACTCACCAGAAGGTGGATATACACCGCCATCACTGTTGCGATTGGCTGTCCTGAGACCCTGGCAATGGTTCGCCATTTGGGATCATTTGGCATGTCATGCCACAATCTGAGCCAGGCATTAGCCATACTCACCTCATCTGATACCGAACTTTACCCTCGAACATCCGGAAGAAATCCGGCATGAATATTGTTGGTCAATGCACGACAACAGCATTACCAGGCTGACCACCACTGTTAGTCAGGGTGCCCCAGGCGATCGCCGCTGCGACAAAATCATCCACATCTTTCACCAGCCGATCCCTCCGTTCGACGATCTCACGGTAATATTCAGAGCTGTGACTGCGCATACGGGCCACCAGCAGAGGCGGCATTGCCTTTTCGATCGCCGGTAACAGAGCCTGAATTTTTTCAACAGCATCAGGGGTGTCTTTATCCAGCCAACGGAAAATTTTCTGGGTATTACGAGCCAGGGCTTCCGGATGGCTGTCGTCGTACAGTTCCGGGAACGTCATCCCCAGTTCGAAATAAGTCCGGGCTATTTCAGCTGCAGGAACTTTCTCACCATCAGGATATGCCCAGGCATTCATCGCCATGCGGATGTGCTCATGTTTGATTTTCATGAATCATTTGCCTCTTGATGCTTCGGGTATGATCGTTTTCGTCATTTGGTTGCTTCATCGACATATTCTGCGAATAACATGACGAGCGTCGTAAGTATGTCCAATCAACATCAGGACGAAGTTCTTCACACAGGACACCACCTTTTGTTGCTCGTTCAATCGCAGGACATCTCTCAGCAGGCAACTGACGTACACCTTTGATCCATTGATTTACGCTTGGAGGAGATACACCTAAAAGCCTAGCCATTGCTGATTGCCCACCGACAACAGCACAAGCTCGTTTGAATGAATAGTTATCTTTTTTCATCGAATGAACTCCAAAAAACACACAATAATATTAGGCTTAGCCTAATGCAATTGTCAATAGGCTATGCCTAACGCTTCGAGAGTAGGCATTGCCTAATGCGATGCGCATAGGAGACTATTAAGCAATGCTTAGTGGTAAAGACTTAGGCCGAGCGATAGAGCAGGCCATTAACAAAAAAATTGCATCAGGAGCCGTCAAATCAAAGGCGGAAATCGCACGTCATTTCAAAGTCCAACCACCATCAATCCATGACTGGATTAAGAAAGGTTCGATAAGTAAAGACAAACTTCCAGAACTATGGCGTTTCTTTTCTGATGTGGTTGGTCCAGAGCATTGGGGGCTTAACGAATACCCCATACCAACCCCATCCACTTCAGATACAAAAAGTGAACTTTTAGACATAAACAGCCTTTATCAAGCCGCCTCTGATGAAAAAAGAGCAATTGTGGCTTTCCTCTTATCTGGAAATGCTACGGAGCCTAGTTGGGTTGATCATGACGTTCGTGCCTACATTGCCGCAATGGAAATGAAGGTAGCTAACTATCTGAAAAATCAAGAATCAAAACGGAAAAGCCAGAACATCACCAAGACAGGAACTTAAACTTATATGGTCCGACGGGAAATTCCTAGTTCCCGTTAGTTAACTCCTACTACCTCTCCCACAAACCATCACCTATTAGGTCGCACCCAAATCATTAGGCGTAGCCTATTGACAAGCAATTAGGCATTTCCTATAGTTTTCCCATACCAACCCATCCCGTCCCACACAATACAGGGCAATACCTAGAGTTACCCGGCAGTGGTCAGGGATTAAGTAGCCAGCCCGAGGCGTAAGAACATGACGGCAGGGTTCAACTTTAACTATGCAGCAGGTTTTTGTTCCGCTACCCCGGCGTTAAGGGGATATGAGGTCAGCATGGATACTCTTGATCTTGGCAACAACGAATCTCTGGTGTGCGGCGTGTTTCCCAACCAGGACGGCACGTTCACCGCGATGACGTATACCAAAAGCAAAACGTTTAAAACCGAATCTGGCGCGCGTCGCTGGTTAGCAAGAAACTCTGACTAATGAAATCTGGTAATTAAGGAATCCTCCACGGGGGGAGAGTGGTGCACACGCGCCGGACACAAGCAAGCATCCGGCATGCTCTTTAACAATCTGGATATCCATAACAGTAAAAATCTACAGATTGCCGTTCAGTTTTCTGGCCAACTCTTCAATAGATGGAGGTGATACGTAATCCGGATTTTTATTCATAAGAAACTGATTTTCACAGTACAGGCACCTGCTTTTATGAAAAAATTCATATTCTCTAACCGGGAATGGCTGAAGTATCGATACTATCTTTTGTCCAAAACATTTTGGACAAAGATGCATGATTATGCTGCCGCCGTTCACGGTTACCTCCTTCGAGTACACAAAAGTTCCCGACTCAAGTTGGCTAAGGATATAACCTTCCGTCTGAGCCTCAAAGTTTTCAAATTCTGCAATTTTAGCTTTGAGAGAAGCATTTATTTCTTGATAAGTGCCCACCAGCTCAACGAGAGACACGCATTCGCGCTGAATAGATGCAAGCTTTGAGTTCAGTTCACCAATAGCCGCATTTACTTCAGCTTGAGTTTTTGCCTCGTTCATTAGTTTTGCAATCTGGGCGGTTTCACGAATAGCCGTCATTGCTGCCGTTAATTCAGCGATCACATTCAATACTCTTATTGTTGTTGGGGATATCCAGATTAACAAGATCCTTGTTGTTGGGGAATAACGGGGACCACCTCGCCTGACGTGGTAAAAAGCAGGCACACAACACGAAAGCACACGGCGAGGGACACCATTAAATGGTGGCTTAAGCAATCACGCGAAGCGCAATCTGCCATTATGACCGATGAAATCCCGTTAGATGATGCACTGTTACAATTGCGGGAATTTATCGACGAAAACTCCGGTGAATTTTTTGTTCAGGTCTGGGGAAATGGAGCCAACTTCGACAACACGATTTTGCGCCGTTCATACGAACGGCAGGGGATCCCCTGCCCGTGGCGTTACTACAACGATCGCGATGTACGCACAATCGTTGAGCTGGGGAAAGCCATAGACTTCGATGCCAGAACGGCTATTCCATTCGAAGGTGAGCGCCATAATGCACTTGATGACGCCCGTTACCAGGCAAAATACGTTTCAGTTATCTGGCAAAAACTGATCCCGAGTCAGGCTGATTTTTAATGTTCAACCGTCGCCAGTTGTCGTTGATATTC